GCTTCCCCGATCACTTGCCGGGACAGTCAAGGAACTCTTCAATGAGGAATTATCGAAGGATGCCCGTGAGCAGATGGCTGGCTTATCCGTTGAAGATATTCAGGCGAATCAGGCATTTATAAACTATGCCTTGGAGGATAGCCGAGCCTGTCTCCGTGTATATCAGGAACTAGACATCGGCTTCCCCGAAAAGGAGAGACTGCTGTCATCCCTGACTCGCAGAATCGCAAACAGAGGTTTGGCGATTGATGGACCTCTCTGTCAGCAGTTCATCGATAAGACAGATAAAATTTTAGAGGAAACTCCGAAACAAACAACCGAATGGAGACAGGCCAACTTAGCCAACCAAACATTCGAGAAACTACTGATGGGTCAACGATCCGACCGGCGGGTTCCTACCCGTTTAAAATACTGCGGTGCTCCTCATACGAAACGATGGAGCGGAGGAGGTGTCATTAACTTCCAGGCGATCCCTAACGATGGAATTGGTGACATCTCAGCGAGACAATGCCTCAAGGCTCCCGCCGGTCGGGTCTTAGTATCGGCAGACTTATCGCAGATAGAACCGCGCGTAATTGCGTACCTGGTAGGCGATCTAGATTTCCTCGGATTAGTCAGGGGAGGGATCGATATCTACGAGGCACATGGTCGGGCATCCAAACTATACAAAGAGGATGAGCCGATGGCCGAGCTTGCCCCTGAGATGCGTAAGCTATGCAAGGCAAGACTGCTCGGGTTGGGCTATGGATGCGGACCGGCAAAGTTTGTCGAGGTAGCAAAAAGCTACGGGGTGAACATGACCGAATCACAGGCGAATGAACAGGTGCTTTTATACCGAGCACAGAATCCTGATGTTATGCTGGCATGGTCCAAAATGGAGGACCAATTTCGTGAGTGGATGAAGGAGACTCCTGAATGCATAACATTTGAAACACGATGCGGTGTCCCTGTCCGATACTTTAATGCCCATGAGAAAGATGGGGATCTCTATGCCTCCACCACCCGAGGATATGAGCCGGTCAAAATCTACGGGGCGAGGCTATTTCAAAACATCGTACAGGCAACCGCCCGATCCATATTCGCCGATGCTCTTATCCGAATAGAGGCCGCCGGCTTGCCCGTCTGTCTCCATGTCCACGATTCAATCTGCCTCGAGGTAGGCGTGGACGAGGGACAGGCGGCACTTGACCTTTTACTTCAACTATTAACCCAAGAATCTCCGAACTACCAGGGGCTACCCTTGGCGGCAGAAGGAGAGATCAAAACCCACTACTAACAACATGGACACAACATATAATATCAAAACGGAAATGCGTGATGGTAATCGAATTGCCATCATTCCACCAACCACAGCAGAAAAAATATTCAACGAAAGAGTTGGCAATCGACCAATACATTTAAGTACTGCAAAATTGTATGCAAAGGCAATGGAGGATGGAAGATGGAAACCTTCATCACAAATTTCCTTTTGCAATGGAAGGCTCGATGATGGGCAACATCGCATGATGGCCAGTATCCTGTCGGGATGCACCTTTGAAGGTACAATATATTATCACGATGACCCTGATACTTTTGCGGTTTTCGACATCGGAAAAAAAAGAACTAATGGCGATATATTAAGCAAGCATGGAAAGAAGTATGCCAACTCGCTTAGTGCCTGTTTGCAACTAATGGAGAAAATAAACTCAAGCACTGGTCTTCCTAAAGGTATCGGTGGAAACACCCGAGTCATTATTCCCACTTACGAAATTCTAGATGTCTTAGCAAAATATCCCGACATTGAATACTCTGTAGCACAGATTCATAATAATCAGAAATATTTTAAGATACCTCCCGCCAGCACTGCGGCTCTTCACTATGTAATCAGAAACAAACTCAATAAAGCCGACCATGCAAAGGTTGATACTTTTATAGTAGACCGATTATTTAAAGGTTTAGAATTAAAAGAGGATGATCCTGTATTTGCTTTCCGCAAACACCTTTTAAATTTGAAAAGGCTTTGCAGTCCAGGAGCACAAGCGATCACCCATCATACAATGTTCTTTGGTGGCATCGCTACTTGGAACAAGTGGATTAAGAACCAAAAGTCCAAACTTTTTCGCATTCCCGAAAAGATGCAAAAGGTGCTAATTCCATGAAACTCCATCCACTCCATTACATCCTATTTGGCATGGCGATACTCGCCTTTGCATGGACGATTCTATCCTTCTTTATAGCGATCCTATGAAGCCTAAAATTATCGGTTTATGCGGTCCCAAGGGAGTAGGTAAATCGACTTACGCAAAGTCATTCGAGGGAGCCGCCATCCTCTCATTCGCCACGCCAATAAAAGAGATGCTTAAGGTAATCCTACCGCATCCCGCCTGGCTGGAAAAAAAGGAGGAACCGATACCAGGCTTCCCCGATGGAATAACTGTCAGGCGGATGCTTCAGTCGCTCGGAACAGAATGGGGCAGGGAATCAATCTATGCGAACATATGGGTGGATGCCGCCATGCGTAAGGCCGAGGAACACCTGGGCAAGCGTCTGATCATATTTGATGATATCCGCTTTGCCAACGAGGCGTGGGCGATCAGGCGATTAGGTAACAGGCATGAAATCCTAACACAGATCGTTCATATTTCCAGGAAGGGCCATGAGCCTGACGAGAATGATCTTCATGTGTCCGAGGCGGGACTACCAAAGTATTTTATCAATAAGTGGGTAACAGTGGATGACGAAGGAGAGGCGACAGAATAATTCCGTTCGCAAGATGGCAACCGATGCGAGGCTGAGACAGATGCTTCGCTCGGTTCCATCCGACCATGCCGGATTTACTCAGGATGAAATTGCACGGAAAGCAGGTGTCGCCAAGCAAACAATCTCCAAGATCGAAAGAGGGGCGATGATGAAAATCACTGAGCAGATCGCCCGACTACTCGCAGAAGAATAATGGCCACCCTTAAAGGAGATCTCCGCAGATGCCTCGAGAATCTGCCAGCAGGATTACTGTCTCACCATGATATCATCCTGCGACTCGCCCTCGTGGTGACCAGGCATATCGATGATGCGAGTGAGGCGGAAAGAGCGGTCGAGCGAGTCCTCCGAAATGTTTCCCATCGACCCAACCAACCTTGCGAGGTCAGGAACGCTGTTAAAGGTGCTTACGACCGCCATAATAACCCTCATATCCCCTCCAACCCGATCAAGGTCACTCAGCCTGATCCATCGCTTAAGGAACAGAATCTAGGCGAACCTGGGCTATTCGAGAAATACACTATAAAATCAGACCCCATTCCAATGAATGCATCTGAAGCGGTCAGCAAACTCTTCGATCTTGACGAATCAATCTTTGTCCAGCGACAGGTGACCGAGAAGGGTAGGCTATTACCCGTATCCGATTGGATCGCTGAACCCGACCTCTCACAATACCAGTTCATCACCTATAACACTTTCCCCGCCCAAGCGACCAACCGATCCGAGGCACAAGTGCTTGGACGGAAATACCTACTCCACGAAACTGATGATCCATCCCTCTCATTCGAGCAACAGCTTGGCCTGATCAAGCGACTTGAGAATGAGGCAGAACTCAAGATGATCGTAAACTCAGGAGGTAAGTCCCTCCACGCCTGGTTCAAGTGGACTCCAGGTAACAAGAAGGCATTTCTCGAGCTATCCCAAAGACTCGGTGGAGATCCACGATTTAAACTAATGAACCAACTTTGCCGGCTACCCTGGGGAACCCGCCGCAAAGAGGCCAACCTGCCAGCCGCCCAGCCGATCATCTATTGGAAGGATTGAATGATCCACCCGTTCTTCCTCAAAAAAATGATCGCCCGAAGATTCATAAATCTAGGCGTTCCCGTGAAGGATGCCTGCCACTTTGCCGATCAGATGGATGAGGAGAAAGCAGTCCTCATCGTCCGAGATCCCGATACCTTTAAACCCGACATTATCATATTAATTAAAACAAAACATAAATAACAACATAACAACATGGCCAGAAGAGAAGATTACCTAACACCCGAAGTGCTCGCCGATGTGGATGAGGTGGACCGATACCTCGCCTCCAAGGGCAAGATCGATTACCCAACCCATACCGAACAGGATTCACCGCCCACTGCTTATTCAATAGCAATCGATGATCCCCTCCCTCCACCCAAGTTCCTGTCCCTCGAGCAGATGATGTCCCATAACACCGATCCCATGCCCAAGCAGGTCATCGAAGGTGTCCTCCATAAAGGCTCCAAGATGATCATCTCAGGCTCATCCAAAGCAGGTAAAACACTCTCCCTCCTACACCTCGGCCTAGCCGCCGCCAACGGATCAAACTGGTTAGGCCATCGCACAGCCACCTCCAAAGTAATCTACCTCGACTTTGAACTTAAAAAACGCATTGCCGCCCGCCGGATAGCCGAAATAGTCAATGCGAACCCCGACTACAACCCCCAAAACCAAAACTTCCTATACTGCTCACTCCGAGGACAATCCCGTACCCTCGAAGACCTCGTCCACCACATAGAAGATCTCGAGGATCATCGCCCCGACCTCGTAATCGTAGACCCTTTCTATAAGCTCGCCACAGGGGCAGACGAAAACGATGCCGGTGCTATCGGGGAAATAGTCAACCGCATGGAGAAGTTCTCCGAGCGTCTCGACTGCTCATTCGTCTATGCCCATCACTTCTCCAAAGGAAACAAGTCTGACACGGACCACATTGACCGGGCAAGCGGGTCAGGCGTGTTTGCCCGTGATCCCGATGCCATCCTTACCCTTACCCCACACGAGGAAGAGGATCACCTGGTGCTCGAGGCCACTCTCAGAGACTTTCCAACCCCTCCTCCTCAAGTCGTAGAATTTTCATGGCCGAATTTTATTCATAAGCCCGATATGGAACCCAAACTCAGAAAGCCAGGTCAGTCGAAGGAATCCAAAAGATTAAACGATAAACTCACCACAGCCCTTATCGAACTACTAAAACCTAATTCGATCATGGGATTAAATAATCTTCGAACCAAACTTGAGGAAAAAACAGGGGAGCCAATTACACGAGATAGACTGGTAAATCTGATTAAAAAGAGCCGAAATATTAGTGTACTAAAGACCGAAAAAGGTAAAGAAAACATCTACTCTTATACCGAATAATCCTGTCTCAACTCTGTCTCAAAAGTAGTAGTGGAGGCCTTATAGTATAACACCACTACTAGTAGTAGTTGAGGCTGTAAGTAGTAGTTGCTCTTTTAGCAGAGCAACCTACTACATTTGCACAGCCTATAGGCGACCACTAGTCAGATTATTAGGGTAATCGAAAAAGCCGTCACTCGGGAGAGGAGAATAACAGGAAAGAACCCTGTGCTCGTAAAAGGCTTTTGTCGGGTGAATAGGAGTCAGAAGACTCGCTGGATAGGGAAAAGGCTAAATAGATGCCTTCCTGTCCGTTTTAGGGCTATTTCTGTGAATTAGCCTTCATGCATCTCAATAGGGGTAAATATCTGACACAGCCAACCTGCCAAGCGTATAACCTACTGACACAGCCAACCTGCCAACATATCTGACACTGCCAAGCTGGCAAGCTGGCAATCCAAGGATTGCAGGTCAGGCGGATGTCTCTACATCCGAAACCTCAGCATCGACTACCTTCTCATCTTTAAGGTTGGCAAGCTCGGCTCGGATCTCATCTAGGCTTAAAGATTTCTTTACCTCTATGGTTTGGGTAGGCTCACCTTCATATTGGCGATGCTTATCAATTAGGATGCCTGTGGCAATAGGGAGAACTCCGGCAGGAATTTGATCGTTCTCGAGCTTTTCGATCATCTTTTCCACTGCAAGCTGTGAAGCATGGCCGATTAATCCCCTCATCACTTTTTTGGATGATTCGATTACACTTTTCTCCCTGGCTCGTACTACAGCAATCGTATTGTGAGATACCTTAAGATCCTTTTTGATTCGAGTGATAGGAATACCATCTGCGAGCATTTGAACAAGTTTGGCGTAGTCTCCTGGTCTCTTATCGTAAAGACCTTGTGCAGTATAGATTGATGGACAGGTTTCTTCTTCTGTCAGGTTAGCCGGTAGGTTCTCAGCTTCGATGGTTATTCTCTTTTTTGCTGTAGGCATTTCTATCGGTGCAAGCATTTGAGAAAGTATTCTCAATAAGGATCAACGCAAGCCTAATTAGACATAATCACTATTATGCGAAGTTCTAAAAAATCTCATTTTGTGACGCATACATATATATATCAGCGACTTACGGAAAAAACAACCTATTTCGCACTATAAAAAATATTATGTTTCTGACAAACAGACAGGGGGGGAGGGGGTCCAGTCAACCTGGCCGCCGGCCACCGCGACCGATTGTGTCCCATAAAAAAATTCTGACAAATTGCCCACCCCGAGGTTACTCGCCCCCCTCAATCTGCTACAATCGGGAATGCCTCTTGACTGGACTCCGCACCCCGCCATTCCCGCCTTAACGAAAGACGAGATGCTGGGAATGACTCCCGAGCGAATATTGGCATACTGGGAGAGGCGTGAGGAAGCGATCAAAGATGAAAAAAGTGATCCTTACAGATTTGGCTTTGAACTAGATACCTGGAAGCGGGCAGACGAACAGTTAAAGACTCACTCGGAAATCTTGGTAATGGGAGGTAACCGAGCTGGCAAATCGGAATGGGCGGCTAAAAGGGTAGTTCAGTGTCTCGTAGAGAACCCAGGAACGATCATATGGTGCTTAACGGAAACATCGGCCAATTCAATTCAGTTCCAGCAGAAGCTGATATTTAAGTATATCCCTAAAGAATTTAAAGGATTAGGTAGAGGTAAGGTCGGATATCTGATCTACTCATTGCGAAATGGGTTCACTGCCGGCAAGTTTACTTTGCCTAATCGATCTGAATGTATTTTCCGTAATTGGTCGCAGGATATTTCGACTATAGAGGGTGGAGAGATAGGAGCTCCGCAAACCCCTGATAATCAAACACATAACATCGGATTTTGGGCGGACGAATTGTGTCCCATGCCATGGGTCGAAACACTTCGCTACCGCACCGTGACCCGCAATTCCAAGGGAATTATCAGTTTCACCGCCGTGGATGGATGGAACAGCGTAGTCAAATCGATGCTGACGGGAGCAAAGACTGTGGAATCGGCAAAGGCGGATCTTTTGGATGGTGAGGAGGTTCCCCTGGTTCAACAGCCATTAAGGAAAGCCTCGAGCGTGGTATATTTCCATACGGAGGCCAATCCGTTCGGCGGTTGGTCGGCCATGAAGACACAACTGGAGGGAGAGAAGAGGGAGACAATTTTGTGTAGGGCTTATGGAGTGCCTGTAAAGGCATCAAAGACTGTGTTTCCCGCCTTTTCCGACAAGAACATCGTACAGGCCAAGGATATCCCTGTTTTGAAGGATGATTCAGACGCTAATTGGGTGCTATCGATTGACCCTGCTGGAGCAAAGCCATGGACGATGGTTTTGTTCGGGATTGATCCGCATGGAGTGGCCTGGGCGGTTAAGGAGTTTCCTGATTTTGACACATGGGGAGGATGGATTGATCTGACGAAGGGGGATAAGGTGAGTGCAGGGGAAGCGGCACAGCCTAATGGTTTCGGCTTAAAGGATTATGCGGAAATCATCCGGCAAATGGAGGGTGATCGTTATGTTGAGCGGATAATCGACCC